CTACTCGCGTCCAATACGTGTCGAAACGCCATCTTTGTGTTTACACACGGTATAAATATTGAAGTACCAACAATAAACTTATCCCAGTCTATACATACCCTAACCCCGTCTGGGGAAAGATCAGTCGGACTCAACCTCATCGTTGTCCTCCTCCTGTGCCATTGGATCGTTACCTAGTTGACATCTTATTACATGAGTACTTAAACTTTTTTTCTTTTTGTCCAAACCCGAATCCATACTTGTCCCTTTGACCATGCGCTTTTTTACATTAGTTCTGGCTTGCATATGCACTCTCATTAAGTCTATCACTGCTTTGTACACGTATTTATGTTTGGCGCACCACTCTCTAAAAGGTTGGGGACGAATAAATAATTGATTAGTGTCTGTCTCATGCCTAGCAACAAGTTTAAGTAAGGGTAAATCTTTTTGGTCTGGGGGTAATGTATCGCTAAGGTCTGAACCCCTATTATCTTGAGTACTTAAAATACGAAGAATATTTCTTGTATTATCCATGTAAAATTCTCCTACTAAATCTTCTATATCCATATCCATCTCTTCAAGGTCATGTTTTTGCGCTAGAATAGTTCGTATAATCCATTTGTATAAATTATCTAAATCCCAATCTATTAGACCTAACTCCTTTGCTATTAAACATCCCGCATAAGTAGTCGCCCCTTGAGCAATCCAAAAACGATCTGAAGGCTCACCATTAATATCTTTTACAATCCGCGCTCGTGTATCTAAGACAAGATTTTTAGTAGCTTCTAAAGTATTTATAACGTGCTTAATATAAATCTCTCCTGCCCACCCATAGTTCTCGGCTAAGGTGTCGTTAAGATCGTTTGCCTTTAAAGTATCTCCAGCACCGAATAAAAGTTTGGTTGCTAGATGACTTACTACCCTACCCGACTCACCTTTAGGAGAGCTTCTCCATCTTGATGCTGTATCTGTTATGCTGCTGTTGCCTGTAGTACCGCAACTAAAAGCCCATTGCTCTCCTCTATAACGTTCTGCGTTCTCTGCCCCACTCGTCATCCTGTTTCTTTGAGCACCATCACTTATACCAAAACAGAAGTCACTAGCATCTTTAGGTTCGTAATTGGATATTTCATCTATATATAGTGGTAAATTTTTTATTATCTCAGCTCGATTCCAAGCAGAGTTAGGAGTATCTTTTCCGATAAGTACTAACTTTTTATGGTCGCCCCATACAGAAGCACCACCCCACATACCTGTAGTCTTACCTATCCCCGTTTCAGGACTGTTAAGGTTGTATATTGCACCGGCTATTCCAGATACAAACTCCATAAGCGGAGCACCAAAACTTAAACCAAACATGTATTGATGCTGTTCAAACCCCTCTTTATTATAAAACCTAGCGGCTTCTTTCCACTTTTCTAATGTACCTTGTTTGGCAAACATAGGAATGTATTGCGCGGTTCGCACCCCCGCAGGGTTTTCTTTCTCGTAACCTTTAAATATTTCTTTATCCCCCAGTACAAAAGACTTACAGTTTTTTGTCCAACCAAATTGCGTCTTTACGCTTGGTGGATGAGGAGTTGTATCTTGAAGTTGTTGCATCCATTCCGCTATATAACGTTGCACTTTACCCGCTCCTTTAGCACCCTTTCCTGATAAAAGAATGATGCCCTGTTCGTTCATTAAGTCTCTAAATTTTTCTGTTGAGGTTAAATCCTTTTGAGATGCCATAAAACGTTTAGTAATATTAAAATTGTTTATATGTGTAATTTCATAAGACAACCCCACAGCAGGATCGTGTAGTATTTTTGAAAGAAATAGATCGTGTCTATAAATAAGTTCATCATCTACTTGATTAGTATCTTGGTTAACCGTTCTATTTATAACGCCCCTTTGACTTTCTGGTCTCATATAAGTGCTAGGATAAGTAGGTACAGGAGGTGGGGCAGGGACATCTTCATCCTGCTTATCCGTTCCATCTTCTAACACTTCAACTATTTGTTCAGGGGCTTCTACCTCTTCATAAAAACCTTCTTCATTAGGTTCAGCAACACGTCGCTCTCCACACAAAGTTATAGGGCTTTTAATCTTATCTTTATGGGTACAGTTGTCGCATAAACCGGGATGGTCTTCGTCAAACCTACCACATGTGTGCGGGTACTCGATGGATTCAGAAATCTTTCTAGTTTCTTCTGGATCGTAGTTTGCCGCACGTTTAGAAATTAAATGTACCGCAGGAGTTGTGCCTTCCTCCACCCCATCTGTATCACACCGTTTAGCTATAGATAGTGTGTGTAACCACTCTGGATAGGTCAGTTCATCGGGTTCAAGTATAGCTCGTGCTATGTGAGCGCACCCTTCCCCCTGTTTAGTTTTGGCAATTAAGTTTTCAAACCTGTACTTATATTTTGAAACTCCTTTAGCCCGTTCCATATCTTCAAGGTCTTCTTTAGAAGAACTATTAATAGAAGGGACAGGTATTAATTCAGCAGGTAGCTTGCTTATAAAAGTAGTAAGATCGACCCCCGACTCGCCCTCAAGTACAACAGCTACAGGTAGCGGCTGTTCTCCTTTAAAGTTACGTGTGTCAGGTACACGAAGTAGCCGTGCCGCATCTGCTGTTACGCCAGCGTCTATCTCTAACCCATCTTGCAAGCATGTCGCTTTAAGTGTTCTTGCTACTGGCTCCCACTCGTCACGGGAGTAGGGCTTATCGAGCGTCCAGTATACGTGTAGACCGCGCCCTGAATTTATTATGTAGGGACGAGGTAAAACATACGTCTTACGAAACGCCCTTAATGCTTTTAACGCTTCTGCTTGAGTCTGGTAAGGTTTGTCCGTTCCGCAATCAATATCAAGAAATAAACATTTTAAATCCCGCACGTTGCCAGCTTTGCGGTTTTTATCGACAAAAGAAGCTACTCCAAAATAAACATCGTGCCCTTCTTCGTCAAAATTTCTTGCGGTTTCAGCAGCGGAATCTAAAGAGTCGTGGAACTTTTGGTTCATTGACCCTTCGTTCTTCTTCCCTGCTACACAATAGTATCCTTCACCACCCAATACAGTGCTAAGAAACTGTTTGGTATCCATAGTCTATCCATACTTGAAAGAGGTTTGGGCATCCGAAGATGCCCTTGTTTTTATTTTAGTCGTCGAATCCATCTAGTAATGATGCTAAATCAACATCGTCTTTAGGCGCGTCTTTCTTTTTCTTAGACACTTTTACCTTTGGTTCTACAACAACTTCCTCTTTTTCTTCTACAGCTTCTACATCAAACACACTGTCCAGATCAGCTTCTTTAGGTTTAGTACTTTCTTGTGTAAACCCTTCTTCAACGTCAAAGGGAGACGCGGCTACGTATTCTTTGTACTTGATAACTTGTACCGCACGTAGTCTTAAAGATACGCCATTACCCATCTGTCCGTTGTAAGGCACTAACTCCATAAACAAACTTACAGTACTGCCAGTAGTTAATTGAAACCCACTATCTAAAGGATTGTTTAAAGAATCATAGTGACTAGGAGGACTATTAAAAGAAGCAGGTATTTTAGCTTTACCTATGAACATCTTATTGTCGTCTTTTGTAAACGGCATAGTAAGGTCAGGCCAATCGTCTTCCTTGGCCTCTTCATATGCTTCAGCCATTGCCTTAAAAAGTTCTTTGGCTTTCGCTCCTGTCATTTTAAATTGCGTACTGTAGTCGGCTCCTTGAGCGTTAGCATCACATGGGACACTAGCGCCTTTACCGTTCTTCCCTCCTTTCTTATCAAAGTGATAAGGCTGGTCTAGCTTTGGGTAAAGGGCTTCTACACTGGTTAATTTATAGGTTGGTTTACTCATTTTATCGCACTCTCATTAAGGTTAATTAAAATTGCATTAGCTTAAAAGCTAAGGTTTTGGTACTACACATCTTTCACATACACTCCTTCCCCTTCGACAACATCAAACACATTGTCCACGTTAGGGCCGTTGTTTTCGTACACTTTTGGAATAAAACTTACTAAACTTTTAGTGTAGGGGTCACTCTGCATTTGTTTAACTAACTTCATTTCAGCCTCTTCCAGTACCCGCGATGGTCGGAAGCACACTTTAGGTATATCGCTTTCTTCATCAAAACTTAACTCAGTCATAATTGAAGATAGCAATGCACTTTGAGAGTCAATTAAACGCGCATAAGTTTGAAGCCCCATTTTCTTTTTGTCTTTACCGAACACGCTAGTAGCGGGTATTGCAAATTGATACGCAATGTTGGTGTCTAAAACGCCTTCTCCATTTGCTAGCATTAAAGCAATTCGTTGCTGAAACCTACACGCCCTACCACCTCCGTGCCCCGAACCCTTGATATTTTGAGGGCAATTAAAACAAGTAGGAGATTGTTTATTTGCTGTTGGTACTTCTTTAGCGGGTATCCCTGCGTTTGCGTCAGCGGCCCAACATGTAGGATGTTTACCTTTTCCGTGCACATACTCCCCTGAATAGAAAACACGAGATACAGGAGCGGCTTTAACTATTGCTACTTTGAGTGGCCCATCGCCTAACTCTTCTACCGTATCTCCTAACAGACGAAACACATTCTCATTTATGCTAAGGCGCGTTACATTGCTAGTATCTGCTACTTCAACAGGGTCGCTACTTACCACAGGTGCAACAACTTTAGGTTGGAGTTCGCTCAACAAACTGTCAAAAGGGTCGGTCATACATCCTTACTCTCATCAAACGGTAGCTCTAGTTGTTCCGTTATCTGGTCGGTTTCCATATCTGGCTCGTCTTGTTTGAGCGCCTCGACCACAGCAGGGACATTAAATCGGTAGGTGTACCCTACTTTTATGTAAGTAGTTTTAGGTATGAACCCTTTGTTAACCCATTGTCGGATGGTGCTTACCTTTACAGAAAGGTGTTCTGCAACCTCTTCAACAGGGACATAACTATCAAAATCACTCATTTCTTCCTCCGTACTGTAATGGTGTATTCACTATCTGCGTTGAGTCCGGGCGGCAAAGCTTCCGGGTTTTCTTCAAGAAACTGCTTCATGTTCCCTTGGTGTATTCGTTTCTCCAACAAGTCCACTGCTTCATGCTTAACCACGAAGTCGTTAAACGCTTCCCAATCACCCGTCCAAAATCTTGTTTTCTGAGAACGCCAGAAAGTCCCAGAAGAAGTCTTTACTGACTCCACTCCGTTATCTTTACAATGCTCCAGAAATTGACCCTTTATGATGTCGAGTCGTCGGTTTATCTCTTGTTCTTTCTCTGCAAAGGCCGCAGCCAATTCAGATTTCTTATCGCGAAGCTTGATATAAGCTGTAACGTAGTCGTCAAGTGTGCTCACAACAGTGCCTGTCATGGTTTAGTATCCCCTACTTTTATGAAGTTTCTTATAATATAGTGTAGTTTGATCTATAATTCAAGTACATCTTCATATAAATCTATCATTTTCGTGTGTACGTTTATTCGCTCGTCTAACATCTTATATATCCGTTTCTCGACAGGTGGGCCTTGAAGTTGTACCACGGTACAGGGGTGTTTCTGTCCAGAGCGGTGGACTCGTGCGTTGGCTTGAGCGTAGGTTTCTAAAGAAGCCGTTGGTCCCCACCAGACAATGGTGTTAGCCGCCGTTAGTGTAACTCCATGTGCCGCCGCTTGTGGCTGGATAATAAGTACACGAGGGGAGTCGGTCGTTTGGAACGCTTTGAATATCTGCGTCCTTTTGTTTGCACTCACCCCTCCTGAAATTACATCGTTAGTGATCCCATCTTTAGACAACTTATCTTTGAGAAGTTCAATGACATGTTTAAACGGGACAAAGATCAGGACTTTTTGACTAGACTCATTGATAACTTCTTTGAGTACCTTGTATCGGTTCTTTATATCAAACTCTATAGTCTCTCCACTATCCGTATAGACCGCGCCACATGAAATCTGTAAGAGTTTATTCATGTTTACTGCCGCATTAGCCGCTGTGATCTGTTCCCCATCCGCAGTAGCCATCATTTGTTTACGTAAGATGTCATAGTATTTCTTCTGTTGGGCGGTTAGTTCTACCTCACGTTTAACATAAGTCATTTCAGGTAGATCAAGACATTGCTCTTTGGTGAAACGTATTGCAGGTTGAAGCGCATTGAATACTGTTTCTGTAGCGTGTGGTTTAGGAACCCATTTAAATTGAGTGACCTTGTGCATTACCATTTCACGGAACGCCCCAAAGAATCTAGGGACTGACTTAGGGTTAACAAGTTTAGCTAATCCATAAGCATCAACAGGAGATTGTGCGGCGGGTGTGCCGGTCATCATCCACAGCCAAGTGTCAGGCTTTAGAATACTAGCCAGTACTTTCCACCGTTTAGATTGTGCATTCTTATAGTGGGTAGCTTCATCTACAATGATTAGGTCAAAGCCACCATTAGCTATGTCGTCCTTTACTATCTCCACCCCATCATAGTTAATGATTATATACTCTGCGTCACCGTTGATAATCTCTTGGCGTTTCTTCTTAGCCCCATGCGCGATGTCCACCGTACGGTGCATGGCAAAGTTAAATAAGTCTGCTCTCCAAGCTGAGTCCATAATAGAAAGTGGGCATATTATCAAAACACGTTTGATTAACTTTTGTTGTATTAAGAAATCAGAAGCCCAGATAGCACTCGCTGTCTTGCCGGTCCCTTGTTCGTTAAAACAAAACGCCTTACGATTCATTGTAAGAAAAGAAGCTGTAGTCTTTTGATGCTCAAACGGTTTGTACCGTCCAGACCACTTGTACTGCCCCAAAATAGGGGAGGGTACGTCTTTTACATTTAAGTTCTTCAACACTCTGGCTTCATCTACACCCCACTTAACAAGCACATCAGTGTTGTTAACTTGTTTACTGGATGGGATAGCGGTTGTTATTTTGTCGGGATTACGAACCCGCAGAAGCAAGCCTCTGTTATCTACTATTTGCATATCTACTTCTTTTTCTTATAGTTTCTGGAACGGTTTTTACTACGGCTTTCTATCTTTATACCGTCTTTATTACTACCGCCTTTGCTTAAAGCTTTCTTGTGACTGACATCTTTACCTTCCCGTTTATCAGCCTTCCCGTTTTTATTCTTGTCTACACCTTCTTTATCTATCTTTCTTCTAGCCCGTTGTCGTTCCATCCGCGCTTCAAACGCCTTACTACCTACAGGTTTATTAACCTGTTTCTTTCTATCTTTCGGGTTTTTGTACGCCATAGTTACCTCTTTCCGTTATGTGGGCATTCAAGTACCACGCACCATGCGCGGCAAAGCCCTGTTGGATGGGCGTTCCAAGTATCTACCTCAAACGCTTTCTCTAGCTTGCCATACTCGGTAAGCCATTTTTCCCAGAGTTTCGGTTCATTCTCTATCGTATATGTGTCTTTAATAAATGCGTTGCAAACAACAAAAAGCAACCCACCTTTCACTACTTTTACTTCTGGAAAGTGTTTAAACGTAGCTAACGCCATCAGTTCTAGTTGTCCTTTGTCGGCATACTTAGCTGACTTACCTGTTTTGTAATCAATAACTTTAGCTACACCTGTTTCTCTATTGATTATAGTAAGGTCTGACACCCCTCTAAACCACACGTCTTTGTCAAAGAAACCGCAAGGTTCGAGGTTCTCAGTCAGCCCCATCTTGTACTCGCAGAGCTTCTCACCTTCCATATCTTTAAGCTTGTCTAGCGTAGGTTCTGCATAGGCAAACCTTGAGTCTAGCTCTTCAACATCCCCACGCACATACTGTTCTGCCGCTTCGTGAAACTCGTTGCCGTACAGTATTGCTTCGGTATTAAAATCTTCTGCGTAGTCCTTAACTACCTTAGTGTGGTAATACTTTTTAGGGCATTGATCGAATGTTTTTATGCTGCTAAAGGACCATGCGGGTTTACCCATGCTTCACACTCTCCGTAATTTTTCCCTACGTCCACGTCGCCACGCACTGGAAGTCCCTTCGCCCAGTCCGGTGTATGACGCATACATGAATCAACGTAAGCCGCCGCTTCGTCAATTTCATCGTCTGGAACACAGCATATCACAGAGTCGTGTACAGTAAGCAAGATAGGATACCTTTTTGAAATCATTAACATTTGGTCTGACATGACACATCTAGCGATAGCTTGACAGACGTTCTCTATCACCTTACCGCCATAGATATTGACTCGACCTCGTCGAGTTTTGTAAGAAAACTCTAAGCCTGTTTCTCCTTCTTTAACCTTTAAGTCTTCATACCGCATGATAAGTTTAGATGGCAGTCGAACCCCCTTGACCTCTGGTAACACCGTAAGCACATCTTTCTTACCTAACGCATATTTCTTTTTTTGTAGCATTCCTTGTAAAACAATTTGAGCATTTCTCCACAGCCTAGTAATCTTACCGTTGGTGCTTCTGTACACGTCGATGATCCGTCTACATTCTTTTGCCTCAACCTCTACCCCCATACCTAAAAGCTGTTCTCGGAACCGTACTGACCCCATCCCGTACCCTGCGCCTAGGATCGTGGTCTTGCCGATAAACCGTTCAGCCGCATCAACGTCCTCTACTTTCTTGTTGTATATACTAGCCGCCATCTTTTTGTAGACATCTTCACCTTTCTCAAAGGCTTCAACTAAGTCCTTTTGTTCTGCTAACCAAGCCAGTACGCGGGCTTCTATTTGTGCAGAGTCCGCTTCAATCAACGTGTACCCAGTAGGAGCGCAAATACATGATTTCAATACCTTGGCATTTGGTCCTCTTGATGGTAGGTTTTGTAGGTTTACCTTGTCCAAACCGCCCCACCGTCCTGTATGCGCGGCGTAGTACCGAATAGGAACGGGCAATGTACCGCCTAACCCAATGTCTATGAACCTCTCAGTACGCGTTTCTTCTAGTGTACTCTTCAATCCTATACGTGCGGCTACTAGAGCTTGCACTCGTGGGTCGTCATGTTCTTGCAATGCTTTAAACGCTTCATCATTCTTAGCAAAGGCAAACGTTTCTTTCTCTGTACGTAAACTAGTTTTCTTAGGAGGTTTAACACCCAGTCCTTCAAGTGCTAATGCAAACTTAGGGTTAGACATAAGTTCTGCTTTTTCAATACCGCAATTCTCTAACAGCTTCTCTTTCTGTTCTTGTAGCGTATCTAAATGGTCTTCTAACTTAGCAACATTTAACTTTAGTTTAGGTTCCACAAACATCCGTAGTGTCATATCAATTACTCTAAGTTCTTTCTTTGGAAACACTTTCATAAAGATTCCAAATAACTTATAGGTAAGTTCAACGTCTTGTATGCAGTAATCTCCATACTTAGACAAACCTTCTTCAGTAAAGTCCTTACGTCGTATGCCGAGCGCGTTAACAACTTCGTCGCCCTTCTGTCCAATCTCGTACTTTTCAGCCAAATATTTTAACGAGCCGCCCACCTCCACCCCATGTATACCACGCGCCATACAGAGTGTATCAAGCAGTAACTTAGGGTGAATATCAAAGATCCAACTAAGAATAGCCCCATCAAACATGGTGTTGTGAGCCAGTAAAGCACTGTTTTCCCAATCATAGTTCTCGTGTAAGTACCGTTTGATGTCATCGTGTTCTCCACTTAACCAAACTGTTTCTTCGTTATTTAGTTTTACACCCAGACCAATTACTTCAAAGTCAGGTCTACGTATGTACTGCTCAGTCGTTAACTTACTTAGGGAAAACTTCTTGTCGTAATAGGTTTCAAAGTCTACGGTTATTATGTTCACTATAGTAAGCCCCTCTGGACTAGCAACAGGCGATTGGCTTCATGCGCTCTTGCAATTTCTTTTTTATTCTGTCCGGTGTACGGTACAGCTAGTTGGTTAGCCACAAGCTCTGCACACAGCCACTTATCACCTATCTGAAAGTCACCTAAGTATCTTCCAAATTTGCCCTTCTCTTTTGTTCGGAGTTTATATACTCCTCCCACTTTAAGCTTTTCCTGCACGAATTTTTTGGCAAGGAGGCCATGTGCTTTGCCTTCCACGTTTCTATTGCGAGACTCTGGAGCATCGACCCCATGCAAACGGATGCGACCAGCACTACCGCGTATAACAACATTCCAGCCCAAATCAACATCGACATCTATAGTATCTCCATCAATTACACGCACTATCGTACAGTTAAACACATATGGATCACTCATCCTCAATCTCCTTGATACCAGTTTCTTGATAGTTTTCCAGCTTATCTACAGCCTCAATAACTCTGTGCATAAGCTGTATAACTTCTTCCACATCTTCTTCGTCTAACTCTATAGTTAATTTCATTTGTCTTCGCTTACGTTGTGGATTTCTTTTATCAGTTCCGCGCAGTGTATGATCTTGTTGAGATCAGATAGCGGTTGACCTTTCTTTTTCCAACGTGAAATGTACTTAACGATGTTACCCTCAAGCAACGACAAGCCGTTCTTCTCGGCGTATTCTGCCGGTTGGATAGCCATATCCTTGTAGTGAGTACCACCAGTTTGTTTCTCTAAAGCGTTTTTCATTAGTGCCATTAGTGTAATGCTCCAGTAGTTTCTTCAACTGCACCTTCTTCATCCACATAGATGTAGTCGGTGGTATCAGGCCAACTAGCAAGAAGTCCTTCCCATATCTTCTCAGCTTGCTGTAAGTCTTTTATGTCCTGTTTAAGTATAGACAGCTCTCTCCTAAGCCTTGCCTTAGTTAGTCGTTTCATTCGTCGTCCCTCCAACCCTCATCCTGATCTGCAAGATACTCTTGGTATTGTATCTCAGCTTCGAGGGGGTCTACGTAATCATCTTCCTGTGTCATAAGGTAACGATTAAGGTCTACCATTACTGGGTCTCTATCTCGGTTCATAGTTCTTCCTCCTTAATGACTCGCTTACTTTATATGGGTTTCTAATTGCATTTGACTCGTTTGGAACTACTGGTTGCCTATCTTCATGTGACTCGCTCTGAGTTATTGGTTGTATTCTGGTTAGTGGCACTCGTTCCATTTATTTGGTTGTCTCCATACGAATGACTCGTTCCTGTTTTGTGGTTCTCTCCATGCGAATGACTCGTTCAAATTTTTTGGTTGTCTATGACGCTCCTTGACTCGCTCTACTGGTTTGATTGTCTTTTTTCTTATGGCTCGTTAAATAACTATGGTTGCCTCACTAACATTGACTCGTTTCCTTTCTGTGGTTGTCTTCATTTATGTGACTCGTTCATGTACTTTGGTTGTCTCTTACTCGATGACTCGCTTGTGGCACATGGTTGTCTCGCGTCGTATGACTCGTTACATTCTTTTGGCTGTCTTTTTCCATGATTGACTCGCTTTTGGCGCATGGTTGTCTTGGGTAGTATGACTCGTTCGGCATAGCTGGTTGTCTCGCCCACCATGACTCGCTCTTGGGCAGTGGTTGTCTTCATTCCAATGACTCGTTTAGCTAGGCGGCTACCTTATGTACTTTACCTAGTTTAGCTTCGCTGTATGTTGGAGCAACGGGTAGCCCCTCGATGCTACGCCACTCGTTGTACAGATCAATTAAGAAAATCTTAATCATATACCGCACTGCCATGTTATGTCGGTGTCCCTTGGACTTCTCTTTATGGGCATCCATATGCTCTAGTCGGTGCTTGTAATCATCATACACCTTACGATACTTACACTTGTCTGGCGATTGTTTGATGAAACTACTACCTAATACACCTACTAACTTGGTCTTAAGGAATGGGTTAAAAGTAATACCTTTCTTGGTTTGAGGGTTACCGTCTTTGTCTACGTATTCACTCTCCTCTAAGTGTTCCTTCTTACGGCTACGCCCCTGCCCATCACTTGCAACATCTAACCCTGCATACTTGTGTAAGCTAGATGGATACTCAGCTCTACTAATATCTATTTCACTAAGTATTACCCCTGCCATAGCAGGACCAACGCCTGTTACATTTTCAAGAAATTGAGAGTAGATAGGGTAACCTTTGAGGATATTACCTAAACGTCTGAAGTGATTCTTTTCTTGCGTCTCCAGTTCTAGGTAGTTATCCACCAGACACAACTCGGTGTAGTCACTGATGACCTCATCACCCTTGAACGTAGCTTGCCTTGGAAAGCTAGCCACTCCTTCGGTAAGCAGTCTGTGTGCCCTACGTAGGTTAACAAGTATCTGTTGCCCATCCTTGTCGATTGTATCTTCCTTCTCACTCGGTGCTTGCCCAAGTTTAGCTTTGAAGTTTCCTACCAAACGATTACCTGTCTGGATTCTATTCTTCTGTATATCGTACGCGCCCCTTACTATTGTTTTTAAGTTACTCATCATCGTCCTCCTTGTCATCTTTCTTTGGGTAATCTTTGGATCGCAAAGCCCAATGCCACGCCTCGTTTTCGTCATCAGCTTCAGTTTCTTCGACTGACCCTAACGGTTCGTAAAACATGTCACCAACTGCCATATCCCAAGCGGATACGCGGGTTGCTAACAAGTCTCTCACAAGTTCGTCAATTCTCGATTGAGCTATTCTTTTAGCCTCTACCTCGCTATCAGCTACGACATCGACAAACCTATCGAGACAAACCGATACGTTAAAACGACGAAGTTTTGTAACCTCTGACGCTATTTCATCGTGTTCCGCTCTCTCAAACTCATTAAAAGCTTTAGCTATTTCATCGGGTCTTGAGTTAGGCTGTTCGTCCGGATCAGCACCGCATTTTTCGCAAGGCTCAACATCGCTCATATGATGGATGTAATCGGTATTGCATTCACAATCCCAGTAATGTGCGTCGGTTACTACGCCCCCAATATTTTCATACCTAGTCATCATCGTCCTCCTGTTGTGTTATTGAATGGACCCATGAATCGGATAGGGCATCGTCATATTGCACAAACTCTGCGCCATCTATGTCCTCAACCATGCGCTCTGCCGATTCTAAATTAGGTGCAGTGATTACTGCCGACGCGGGATAACTGTATATACGCGTTACTTTGTATTTAGGCATACGTGTTCTCCTTAGTTAAGTTAAAGTGCGTGGTCTGTAACGTAAGGTAGCTCCACCTATTCAGAGAACTTTACGTTACTCGCACGACTAACCGTAGCGTGGCTTAACCGACGTACTCACCTAAGCGGAGCTGGGAAGGGATACCCTCTCTCAGTGTTACCCAAGCGTACGCTGTAGCTGTTTTAGGGCATATGATCCCGACCCACCGGCTACTGGGGTCTGGGGTAGGACAAACAACGAAAACCTACCCCCTTACTAATCCCTCTACATCTCCCACATTGTTTTCATTAACCACAAGAGCAATCCCTCCTGCCTTGCGTATCTTCTCCAGTTCAAGCTCCTGTAAGGCTGTTGTGGTATTCTTTCCTGCCTTACACTCGATACCGAAGAACTTACCGTTGTAGCACCCGACTATATCCGGTACACCACTACGTCCATACCCACCTGTTGCGGGGAAGAAGTAGTAAGCACCAAGTTGTTTGAGTACCTTAGCTACCTTATCCTTTACTTTCTTTTCAGGTGTCATCGCCATCATTGTCCCCCTCATAAAATACCCAATAGACATACTTCTCTATGCGTCTACCAATGTTAGTGACAAACTCTGTCGGTGGCTCGTAAGCCATAGTAGATAGCACGGCTACGCGTCGCGTCATCCAGTCAGGCATATCAACGATAGGTATACTTGTTTCCTCACTGCCAAACTCACAGGGTGCTACAGGGATACCTAAACAGATTATCTTAGCTGTATCCCCAATGAATTCGACTCTGTATGTAGTCAAGTCTTGAATGTTAGTTGGCAACGGTAGCTACCTCTTGAAGTGTTGATGGTGATACGAACACGCACATGGCATCCTCTATAAAGGCCATGTCGTCTTTATCTCTGTCTGTATCGTAAATACAACCGATACTATCTAGGACTTTGGTTCCATAGTAACTTTCAAGGTCGTCCATACCTGCTGTACCTGTTGTCTGTAGTACAGCTAGCTTACTCAGAACTTCTTTAGGTAACTCGTTGACATCAGACACAGAGCCTAGTTTACGGTCTTCATAGGCATAGTGTATGCGGTCACTGTCCTTGAACTTGTACAACGCTAACACTGCTTGTCCATTGCAGACCTCGATGGAATACCCCAAGTCTTTCTTAGTAGTTAAGTACTTGGTAACTCTTTCTTTGGCGTTTGCTACCACACTACTCGCCACTGCCCTGTCATCCATACTAGCTAGGCAATACTCCAATAACGCACCATCCCTCTCGCTATCGGACATACCTCCAAAGACTCTTCGGGTTAGCTTCTTCATCTTTTCTTGTGCGTTGACTAGTCCTCCTTCAAACCTACTGAAAGTCCTGTTCAGCGTACTATGGAGTACAGTATCTTGAGTAACACTCACCGTTGAATTAATGATCTTAGCCACTCGTGCAGGATTAACAGTAACACTCGCAAACTTTCTTGCGTTCCATGATAGGTTAAAGTGTCTGTCGTGTTCATAAGGTAATGACTTCTCTCTATAAGTACTGACACTAAGTACCAAGTACCCTGCATCTGGGACATAGATAACCCTAGCGTCATAACACAAACTTTTTGGGCTTAGTCTCACACCAAAATCATTGACCGAAAGAGAAACAAAAGACGCTTGTTTGTGTCTACGCTTAACACGTTTCTGTATATCTTTTAGTTCAGGGCTAAGTGGGTACACACTCTGTTCAGAATCAGACGGCATATGATCTACCTTATCAAATCCAAAAATTTCCATTACATAGTTACTGCTCATATTGTTTCTCCTTAAAGGTTAACGTGAATTGTCTTACCGTTGATGGGTGTTACTTGTTTGTTGTCTAGGATCGTCCACAGCAGGGGCATACTCCACGTACCCCAATCATGTAGGTATCCATCAGTCAACACGATCACTGCTTGTGCATTGATGTTCTTGTCACGTATGTAGTCAGGTACACACTGCACGTCAGTGCCACCACCACCCTTGGGCTTAGTTGTTTGTGTAAGTTGTTCGAGCGGTGTACCTGTCCCACCATACTGCTCGTCACCACACACCTTGGTATCCCAATACAGTACCCGAACAGATTCGGGCTTGACCGTATCGCATACACCCTTGATCTCACTGAGGCATCGGGTTAGCTCTTGTTGTCCGATACTACCTGACGTGTCGATAGCAATGACTAGTTCACCCACTCGTTCAGTGATACCACTGGGTCGTAAGATGTTCATCGCCATATGCCGTCGGCTTGGTCTACGCCATGTGCTGTCATCATTACCCCGACACGTTTCTGTAACGAACTCACGCAGTGCTTCACGCCAGTCCACCTCGGATCGTAGTAGTTGGTCGATGGCTCGGTTGCCCCCACTGCCTACCTTACCGGCAAGTAGTGCACCTTGTCGGACTGCTTGGTCGATCTCTTGTGTTAGATCACGTTGCTCTTCGGCAGTCATCTCTTGGGCACCTTCCCAATCGTGTTCATCTAACCCTGCACCTTCACCTTGGCCTTCACCCTGTTGTTGCTCTGGGCTATCCTCCTTATTTTGTTTGAGTAACTTGTACACCTGTGCTGTGTCCATACCACGGAACCGCTCGTCAAGTAGTCCGATAGTATTACCCCGTTCATCTTTGGGCATGGTTGCAAACCCATCACGGTTCTCATCCGTAATCATCAAGTTGATTACATAGTCACACGCTTCGTTAGCTAGTTTGCGATCGTCTTTGTACAAGTGCTCCCATGTGGTCAGGTGCTTGAACAGCTTGTGGTAAGTCTCATGGAGTATCAAGAATCGAAACTCTGAGTCACTTAACCCATCAACAAACGCACGTCCATAGTGGTCATCACGTCCATTAGTGTAGGCAGTCGGGCAGTCGTCCTTGATACCCTTGTCACCGATCATCAGTACACCTGCTAGTGCAACGTACTTGGGGTTACCCATAATGGTTGTGATGTTTTTAGTGAGCCGTTGCTCGGCTGATAGTTGTGTGTTGATTGCTAACATATCTCACCCCCTACTTATCAATGCTGAACATGTAGTTGTTAGCTGTGCACCAGTCCTGATACTTAGTACCAGACTGCACTACATAATCACGTCGGCTGTACTTGGGTCTACGTACCCCATTGACGAACAAACCTTGAGCCTCCTTGGGCAACCTGTTCATGTAAGTCAACCAAGGGTCCACCCACTCACGTTCGATGGTTGCCAGTGCTCGGTACACCACCATACATATAGCCGCTGGACTGTCGGGTACAGGTGCAGTCATCGGGTCACCCTTGATCTGGTCAAGTGTAGGTAACTTGTCAGCTAGTGCGATGAATGCCGCCAAGTCCAATGCCGCTCGGTCACCAATCGTACCGACGAGAGCCGCACTGAGTGAGGTGTCATCGAGTACCGCACGTTGTTTGAGGATGTCACTTGCCTTCTCAAGTGAGCGCGGTGTAACGAAGGCTGTACGTGCACTTCGTGGGTGGAATATGTACTCGTTCTCGTCAGGGTTCTCATACCCCTCGAAGCTATGAAATATCTCTGGCTTCTCTTTACAGAAACCTAGTAGCGTAGCGTCGATGTCGTTGTTGATACCCCACTCGATCCACTCCATGTTGTCAGGCTTACGCATCTCTACAATGGTCAGTCGATTACGTGCATGGGCGGGGAGTAAGTCACCCACTGCTTCTGTGCCTTTGTTGGTCGTAGCGAATACAATACTGTCGGAGTGCATACGTAGCTTACCGTGCGTTCGCTCCAACATCAGACGTAGACACGCTAGCTGTGCAGACCTGTTCATCTTACCCAGTTCATCAATCATTAGAATGACAGGTTGATCGGGTAGATGTAGACCAAGGTCTTCGAGGGGTACTGTCTTGAACGTGTCACCATCTTCGGAATACTTGACCATGAATAGATCAGCCGAATCAATAATAGTCGTACCGTCTAGGTAGATTGGTACATGGTCAGGGTTCATCTTGGTCAGTAGCTTCAACAAAGAAGTTTTACCAATACCCATGTTACCTTGTGCAAGTACGGTGTTACGCGACCCTACCGCATTGATAAGGTTCGCTGTCTGGTCAAAACTGAGTGCATACATTGCTTGTGCTGTGTTTGTTGTAGTCACGATTGTTGCTCCATTAAGTTAAGTTTATTGGTGTTACGGTTAGTATTATAAGGTTTTGTTGCTTTAAGTCAACGTTTTACCCCCACCCCACTAGAAGCCTAGTGAGGGAAGGTTGTTGATGATGGCATCGACTTCTTGTCGTGTCTTGGCACGTAGGCTTGGACTGTGACGTAAGCCGTCAGGAGTTACTCCACTAAGGGTCTGGCGTAACTGTGTTTGTATAGCGGTAATCTTTGGATCGTTCGCTATGTTGCACGTCTTCAATAGACTCACTATGTCGGTCACGTTATCCACCAACGTGTCTCTGAATCCTGTTGGCTTGTCACCCTCGTCATAATCGAGCATTGCGGACATATTGGTCAGGGGTTTGATTAGTCTCTCGACCACACTACCCATCGCTTTGTTCATCCTATCGTCCAACAACTTGTTGTACGTATCCTGCATCTCGGTGGCGGCTTGGTTACCAATGTCGATACGAAAGTCACCGGCATCAGGGATCGGCTCGTAAGACAGTCGAATGCCTATCTTGCGACGCAACTCGTCAACAGATGGATAGTCCTCCTCCTTGAACATATCACCTTGATGTATCTGTGCGTTAGCTACTGCCCTAGGGTATTCGGCCAAGAACGCTTCCTTGAGTCGGTCGAACTCGGTAATGTACTCGTCCATCGTGTTTCTGTAGTCAATGAGTTTCTCATTGGGTAACAGGCGTGGTCCCTTGTCCATCCACACAATAGTTTGACGAGCGTGGTACTGATAGATCTCGTTACTGTGCGTCGATAGATACGCGTGAGACTTACATTCGATAAGATTCTTGTGAAAAGAACCTGCGTTTTTACTGGCACGTTTGGCAGTAGTCACCTCGTCGGTCACTCCCTTGTCTATCTTCTTCAATGCCGGTACGGATCGGCTCAGTGTTACGAGCACTGCACTGCTTGAGATAGTAGGTGAAACTACTTTGGGTAACTCAGGTTGAGTTACAGGTGCTTCCATTGATTGATTAATATAGTCCATCGTTATTGCTCCTTGTCGTTTAGTTGAATCTCAAGCCATTGCTTAAGATCTTCGAGGTCGTACTGTTGTAATAGCTTAGCTAACGGGCTTGCAACGCTAAGTTTTTCTGCCGTTCTCGTCATTTCTACTGCTTCAGCGTGAGCGCGTTCATGCTCTTCTGCGATCCTACGCAATCGACCCTCCTCCGCTAGCTTGTCGTTACGCTTGATGCGTAGGTCTACCATATCGTCGATAAAGTTA